AGTACACGTAACTAAATGCTCAGATGAAGCATATAGAGATGAATGTCAAGCAGATGCTGAAGAACAGTGGGCTGATAGAGATGTTGATGTTCCAATGGAAGACGCTGATCTAGAAGAAGGTAAAATGAAAGACCTGGCTATAGACATGGAAGAGCTGTCAGACAAAGAGTTTGAAGATAAGTATCAAACTAAAAAGTCAGACTGGGAAGAAGTTAAAACACCAGGACTAAGACAAGATCCAACTAAACCAGCATACATTGGTAAAATGAAAAAGTTTGCAGGCGACTTAGCCGCAGAAGCAAAAGAAGTATTTACAGACGAAGAAGTACAGAAAGCTATTAGAATAGCAATGCACATGAAAGGTGATATGACAGATGCAACAGATGCTATTGATGCTATACATCCTGGATTAACACAACATCCTGAAGTTGAAGATGCTCTTAAACAAGCTAACGAAAGTGTAGAAGTAACAGAACAGTATGCTCCATCAGTAGGTGATCAAATTGTTACAGGCAAAGGTACTAAAGGTACTGTTGAGTCAGTAACAGATGAAGCAGTTGAGTTTAGAACTGAAACAGGTAAACTATTAAAAACTGCTATTTCAAACGTTGAACCAGACGCAGTAAACGAAGATGATGTAGAAGAAGGTAACGAGTTTACACTAGCTCTTGCTAACGCTAAACGTGATGGCAAAGATGAGTTTGAAGTAGATGGCAAAGTATACAAAGTAGAAGAGAATCAAGTTGCACGTATAGTAGATTTGGTAAACTATAGAAAGTAACATTATTGACAATCCCTCAAAAGAAGCACATAATTTAGTTTATGTGCTTTTTTTACGACCATTTGGTAAAATATACCAATATAACCGTTGACGGGATAAATAAATTATATTACACTATTAAGGTAGTGTTTTATTAGGCACACATTAAGGCAAATTATTATGGCACATAAAGGAGAAATATATTATGGCAAGTTTAGCAGATATCAGAGCAAAATTACAAGCTTCTGAAAACAACAACAGTAACAATCAACGTTCAGGTGGCGATAACGCAATTTACGCACACTGGAATATCAAAGAAGGCGAAACAGCAGGAATTAGATTCCTTCCAGACGCAGATCCAAACAACACATTCTTTTGGCAAGAACGAAATATGATTCGTTTACCATTTAACGGCATTAAAGGCGAAATGGATAACAAGAACGTATTAGTTCAAGTTCCGTGTATTGAAATGTGGGGTGAGTCATGTCCAATTCTAGCAGAAGTTAGAACATGGTTTAAAGATTCATCACTAGAAGAAATGGGTCGTAAGTATTGGAAGAAAAAGTCATACATCTTTCAAGGGTTTGTTAGACAAAATCCTATAGGTGATGATACTACTCCAGCTAATCCGATTAGACGTTTTATTATGAGTCCTCAAATCTTTACTATTATTAAGTCAAGTTTGATGGATCCAGACATGGAAGAATTACCAACAGACTACAATGCTGGTTTAGATTTCCGTGTTACTAAAACACAAAAAGGTGGCTATGCTGATTACACAACATCAAACTGGGCAAGAAAAGAGTCTGCACTAACAGAAGCAGAACAGGCCGCAGTTAATGAACATGGCTTATTTACACTAGGAGATTTTCTTCCTAAGAAACCTAGTGAACAAGAATTAAAAGTAATGAAAGAAATGTTTGAAGCATCAGTAGATGGGCAACCATATGATGCCGAAAGATGGGGTGCGTACTACAGACCATCAGGTATGATGGCTCCAAAAGGATCACAACCAACAACTTCTACACCAAGTGAAACTACAACGCCAGCGGCAGACACATTTGAACAAGTGACTCCAGCGGCTCCTGTAGCAGAAACTGCACCGGCAACTCCAGCACCAACAGCAGAAGCAACACCTGCTCCAGTAGCTGAAGCGGCGCCAACAGAAACACCAGCACCAGCTGAGGGTGGATCTAAAGCAGAAGATATTTTGAACATGATCCGTTCAAGACAGAAAACATCATAACTAATTAGTAGTGGGCGATATAATACTATCGCTCACACTTTTTAATTTGGCAATTTAATTGTTGCACAATTTATTTGATGACTGTAAAATTACTTTTAAACACACAAGAAGAACAAGGAAGAGATTATGGCAAAACCATTTGACGTAAGTAAGTTTAGAAAGAGTATTAGTAAATCAATTTCTGGACTATCAATTGGATTTAACGATCCAACAGATTGGGTATCGACAGGCAACTATGCCCTAAATTATTTAATTAGTGGCGACTTTAACAAAGGTATTCCGTTAGGCAAAGTAACAGTGTTTGCTGGCGAATCAGGTGCAGGTAAAAGTTATATCTGTTCAGGTAACATTGTTAAAGAAGCACAAGAACAAGGTATTTTCGTAGTACTGATTGATTCAGAGAACGCACTTGATGAAGCTTGGCTACAAGCATTAAAGGTTGATACTGGACCAGAGAAACTACTTAAACTTAACATGGCTATGATTGATGACGTAGCTAAAACTATCAATGACTTTATGGCAGAATATCGTGCAATGAACGAAGAAGAAAGACCTAAAGTGTTATTTGTTATTGATTCATTAGGTATGTTATTAACACCAACAGACGTTGCACAGTTTGAAAAAGGTGACATGAAAGGTGACATGGGACGTAAACCTAAGGCATTAACATCACTAGTGCGTAATACAGTTAACATGTTTGGTTCAGCTAATGTAGGTATGGTGTGTACTAATCACACATACGCATCACAAGATATGTTTGATCCAGATGATAAAATATCAGGTGGACAAGGTTTTATTTACGCATCAAGTATTGTAGTAGCAATGAAGAAAATGAAACTGAAAGAAGACGAAGATGGTAACAAAATATCTGAAGTTAAAGGTATTAGAGCTGGCTGTAAGATTATGAAAACACGTTACGCTAAACCGTTTGAAGGTGTGCAAGTTAAAATACCATATGAAACAGGTATGAATCCATACAGTGGTCTAGTTGATCTAGCAGAAAAACAAGGCATACTAAAGAAAGACGGTAATAGACTACGCTTTGGTGAGCCAGATAGTGCTAATGAAATTAAACAGTTCCGTAAAGCATGGGAATCAAATACTGATGGTTGTTTAGATAAAGTAATGGAACACTTAAAAAATCAGAACAATGAGGTAAATATCGAAGATATTGAAGCAAGCATGGATGTAGCTACAGAAATGCAAGCACCAGAAGCAGTAGAACCAGTAGAAGAAACAAAGGAATAAAAACATGCTAAACGCAGTTGCAGAAATTTTTGAAACGTTAAAAACACATATCAATGAAAGCAATCACAAAGAAGCCGCCATTGATTTAGTACACACTCTGGTCGATACCCAGGGTGTTAGTCCTAAAGAGATCAGAGAATCTACACTAATGGAAGACGATGAAGTTCGTGAAGCATTAATAGATTATGATGATACTGTTATTGAAGAGGATGACGGTTTAGATGTCTGGGGCGACGAATTTGACGATGGCGAAGAAGAAGAGGATTACTAATGACTTGGTACAGTGATGTAACTAAAGATATTACAAAAATACCTGATATGCTGTTATTTTATGAAAATGAATTAATGACAGCAAAGAAGGAGTGCTCAGTATACGGTAACGTAGAAAAGAACATTCGTGACTTGCCTGGTATTACTGAACATCGCTTTAATCAATTACAAGAAATAGAAGCAGTGCTTAACTATCTAAACATACAACTACGTAAGATTAGACGTAAGCACTTTCAAAAGTATCTCGAAGCTTACCAACGAGCATTGACATCACGTGATGCAGAAAAGTATGTAGACGGAGAAGATGAAGTTATTGACTTTGAAACATTAATCAATGATGTAGCACTGTTAAGAAACAAATGGCTTGGCATATTAAAAGGTTTTGAATCAAAGAACTTTATGCTAGGACACATAGTTAGATTAAGAACATCAGGAATGGAAGACGTTAGTGTATAGGCAATTATTAGGTCAAGAAAGTCACGACAGTAGTCTACAGATTCTAAATCAGCTATATCAATATCAATCTTTTATGGAATCAATTAGTACTGTTCTCGATATTGGTCACGGTAACGGACATGATTTAAATTGGTGGGCAACTAGAACATTAGACGGAGATACAGTTCCGTTAAACATCAAGTGTACCGGTATTGATATTGAAGATAAGTTTGACTCAAAATATACTCATCACAATGTTACAGCAGTAACAGATAATTTTGAGGAAAGCAAATTAAAACATAGTCAGTTTGATGTCATTTATGCACACAACGTTTTACAATATGCTATCAATCCATTGCAAACTTTAGGACATTGGTGGGATCTAGCAAGAGATAACGCAATGTTAGTAATTGCTGTTCCAGAATCAACATTCTTACAACACAATGCAGTAATAGCTGATCAACATAGTCATGACTATTATCATTGGAGTCTAGTAAGCTTAATACACCACTTAGCTGTTAACGGTTGGGACTGTAAAGATGGATTTTTTAAGAAAGAAAGAAATAACCCTTGGATATATGCAGTAGCTTATAAACAAGCTAAATTTAAAAAATTAGATTATCGTACTACAACCTGGTTTGATCTAGCAGAGCAGGAACTATTACCCGAATCAGCAGTCGACAGTTTAAATCAATGGAACATTGTAAGACAACAAGATCTTAAAGTAATGTGGTTAAATAAACAAATTTTCGATTTCCGCAACTACTAACCTGATAAATATAAACTTAGTATATAACTATTAAGTTTATGTCAACAATACCACATACAGTAATTAATATTTTCATCGGATGGGATTCGAGAGAACCTATTGCCGCAGATGTTTGTGCATATAGTATATTGAAACACGCATCATGTCCTGTTAAAATACATTATCTCAAATTAAACGAGCTAGAATCTCAAGGTACAATAACCAGAGAGCGAGATCTAAACTCCTCAACTGAATTTACATATACTCGATTCCTAGTTCCTTATCTAATGAATTATACTGGTAAAGCTATATTTTGTGATTGTGATTTTTTATGGACCAGTGATATCAAAGAAGTTTATGATCTATTGCCCTATCATAAATCAGTAGCAGTAGTACCGCATGATGAATATGGTTATAGCCCTAAGACGGCAAGCAAGATGGACGGGCAACTACAAACATTTTACCCTCGTAAGAATTGGTCATCAATGATGGTATTCAATTGTGATACTGCTGACAGTCGACGATTAACATTAGACGCAGTCAATGGAAAGAAACCTAGCTATTTGCACAGACTTGAGTGGGTAAGCTCTGACAACGGTATTGAGAAATTGCCACCAAATTGGAACTGGTTATCAGGATACTACAAAGAAAGAGACTACGGCATACCTAAAGTTATACACTATA